GATGGCGACAAATTTGTCGCTCAACGCACCCGCGGAAACCACCCACGCCCTTGGCCACCGTTTCAAAATTTGGCCGGAATGGCCGTTAATCGCAAAGAGCTCGGTGAGAATCTCTTCATCGGCCGCGACCAGCATGCTGACGCCTCCCCGGGTGGGTCTGCTTCCGCTATGGTGCCAGATCCTTTTTCTTGTCTTGTCGTCCACTGCCGTGAGCGCTTCCCAGTGCTCCGCATCACTGAACACGAAGTAAGGCCCGACTGCTGTAATCCCGTACGAACTCGTGTTGATTCGCCAGGCAGGTCTTCCTGTCTTCGCATCGAATGCGTAGATCCCGGTGTCGGGAAAGCCGGCCCAGACCGCCACTACATCCTTCGTGGCCGCCGTTGCGGTGTAGCTCTCTTCCCTGGGGGGAAGGTCAATCTGCCACAATATGCTTCCGTCAGAAAGCCGTAGCGCTCCAAGCCTTTTATCCGTGTTGATGTAAATTCGGTCCGCGACGGGACAAACGGTAAAGTTCGCCCCATTCCCACACTGCGCCTTCGCCCTGCCCGCGAGCAGAAGAGCCGTCATCAGAAGGAACCAGGCGATTTTTCGCGGTACCGCTGCGCCCTTAACCTGGGCCGTGCGGGCTGATTTATCTGGTTCTCGTGACTGTAGGCTTTTTCTCCCTGTACAGGTAAACGCTTCCAATTTTGTACGGTTCGGCATGCTCCACATTGCCCAGGTGCATTACCTCATCATCTGTCGGAGGCGACCCATCCCTACGGACTATAAATGAAATTGCATCTGTCGTGGTCTTGCCTGTTCGCCTCAGGTTCTCGTCCGCCTCCATCGCATTCTGAGCCCCAACGTCGGTGGCGATCCCTGTCAAATATCTCTGAAAATTACTCCTCGGGTCATCGCTCGTTCCCTGATATTGGTGGGGTGCTAAAATTACGTTGTGTTCATTAAGTTCGCCTCCATGCGCGTAGTTTCTGTGGCCGCCGGCAATCCGGTTCATGACCGTGGATTGCATCGCCTCATGCTCGGCCACGGTACCGTTCGATTTTTCTGAATAAGACATAGCACCGCGTTCGGTCCGAACTGAAGCCGGGGTATTACTCTGCCGCTGAGGACCCGGATAGAGGGCCCGATACGCCGTCATTTTAGGCACAAACCACCTTCGTAGGGTAGCGCGTGAGACCAAAGGCATTACAGGTCCAGGATTTGCTCGTCGCTCATGCGGGAATAATCGACCCTGCGCGGAGTCAGCGCATTGGCCGGAACTGCGGCAGGTAGGCGTCCTCCTGTGATGTCTCGCCGCGAAGCTGCCGCATCCACGCGCGCCGCCCGCGCGCGGTCGGAAGCAAGCACCGACGAAGTCCACTCCGCGACCACGCGCCGCGACACCTCCGGCATCGCCGCGCGCGCGCGACTCGAAATCAGCGACACGATCTGCTGCTTCGTCGCGCCATCGAAATGCCATCCGCGCAGGATCTCGCCCACTTGCCGGCTTAGTTCGCGATCGGCGGAAAGCGTAGCGTGTAGTTCCTGAAAAATGTCATCGCCGATCCGCCTCCGCGCGCCATCGCCAATGCCCTCGGGCAGTGTGGATCCGAGTGTCCGCTCGATAGCTTCTCGTGTGCCCCTCGCCACATCTTCATTGGTTGCGGATTCAAACGCACGATAAGCTTCGGCCGGGAACGCAGCCGCGCCGCGATTGTCCGGGGCAATTTGGTTGCGTGGTGCCCTGTCAGGTTCAGGCAACCGCGCTGCCTGCGCCAGCGACTTCGCCGCCGCATTCGTCGGCTGCGCTTCGCTCACGCCGAGCTGCCGCGCAAGCTCCGCCAGTGCCTGCGGGTCGCGCGACGCCAGCATGCGCGCGCTTTCCGCCAGCATTTCACGAAATGCCGCGGGATCGCTGTCGTAGAGCCTCGAAGCCAGGCCTGACCGCGCGCCGGTATCGCCGCTGAAGTAAGCGGCGTCCAGCGCCGCCACGTCCTTCGACGCCTCGCGCCACTGACGCGCTTCGGCCGCAGCCGCAGGCTGCGTCTCGAGCTGCTTCAGCCACGCAGGCTCGCCCTGAGGGTTATTCCCGAAGGGTTCATCCTGAGCGCTTTTCCCGAAGGGCTCGCCCTGCGCACTCGCGCCAGCCTTTTCAGGCACGCTCGACTGGTTTTGCGAAGACGGTCCGACGCCCTGGCCGAACTCCCCGGTAAGGGGAGCTTCGGCCGCTAAAGAAGTCGCCTGTGCCGTCCCTTGAGCCGATTTTGGTGCTTGCGAAAGCGCAGCTTCCCATTCATCGCCAAAATCTCCAGGAGCTCCGGCAGGATCCGTCGGAGCTCCCTGCGTTCCAACGCCTCCGCCGTTTTGCAAAGTCTCCAGATCGAGGTCGAAAATCTGTTCGTCCGTCATTCCTGCCGTGCGCGCCGCCAGCGCGCTCGCACTGCTTCCCTGCTCCATTTTCCCTCCGAGGCACTGCGATTTCGATCGACCGGGACCTAGGGCCGGCGCACCAACAGGATGCGACCGGCCCCTTTAGGTTCTGGCACCTAGGCCGAAGTCCCCGGCAAGGGGAGCTTTGGCCGTTAAAGAAGTCTGAGCCTGCTGCCTTGCCAGTGCCGCGGCGTGTTCCGCGGCGTGCGCGCGTACATTGGCAAAGCCTGCGGGATTCTGCGCGCGCGCAATCTGGCCGGCATCGGAACTTGCCCACCGCCGGCACTCCTCAAATTCCGTCGCGTGATCGTCCAGCAACTCATCCACCGGCACTGTAGACTTCACCTCGGATGCCGGGATTGTCGAGCCCGGAAAGGCCGTGGGCATCACGGCGCTTTCCGGGCCTGAAAAAGTCAGAGCTTGCGGCGTTAAAAGAAGTTGCTGTATCTCGCGCAGCTGCTTGTTGCGTGCGTCGTCACCCGGCACGACGAGTTCGCTTAAGCCCACCAGCGACTTGACGAACCCGAGATTCGCCGGCTCGCGCAGCGCCGCCTGAATCGTCGGATCGGGATTGGTCATCAGTTGTTGCAGCACGGCGCGTTGCTGCGATTTCAGCCGTGGGAACGTCTCGTCCGATTCCGGATGCGCCTGAATATTGCCCTTCAGATTCGCGAGCCGGATGAACCGTGCCTCGAATTCGCCGCTCGCTCCGAGAAACGGAATCTCCACATCGTCGGGCCGGTTTTTCCGGAAACAATCCACCGACAGCAGCATCACGTCGCAATAAAAAGATTTGAGTCGCCGCCAAACGAGCCCTAACCGCCCGAGCGCCTGGTCGCGAGCCATCGCGTAGCCGCTCGCGGTTTTCACGTTTTCCATTTCTCCGCCAAAGACAGCCGGAAAAAGCCCCGTGAGGAATTGCGCGATCGGCCCGATCAGGTCCTGCTGATGTCTCAGCATGTCCGGCGGCACTTGCGCCGGTGCAGGCTGAAAGAATCCGTCCGCCAGAGACATTCCCGGCCTCGCCCGCGCCGGGTAGTGCGCCGCCGGTTCCGCGGTTTGATTCGCGAGCGCGTCAAAATCGAGCACCTGCGGATCCGCGTAGATCGGCGGCACGCCGTATTCGTAAGTCTCCGCCTGAATATTGGAAAGCGTGTTGTATCGCTCCTGCACTTCGATCAGCGAATCGCCCACGCTCGGCCGATTCTGACCGTCGCCCGGCAGCGCGTGCATCACGCGCCAGCAATCGTCCATCGATTCATTGCGCGATTCGCAGTAAGTCTCACCGGCAAAAGCCGCGTAGCAGCCGTCTGGAAACAGCCGCAGAAGCTGATCGCGCACCGCGGCGTCTTCGATGGAATAGAACGCCCACGGGCGAATCCACGTGCGCGAGAACGTAATGAGATTGAAAAGCGCATCGCCCGGATGAATTGTGGGCATGCCCTGCGACACGGAAATCCGCGTCGCACGTGCGTAAATATCGTCCGCTGCTTGCGGTCCGCCCATCTGAATCTTGTCGGCCGCGTGCGGAAACGCTGCCTTCAACTTTGCGCGATGCACTTCCATCTGCCACTGCAAGTATGGGAACTCGTACTGCTCGTTGGCCCACACCGGCGTATTCAGCTCGAGTCCGCCGACGATGGAGATCACTTCCTGCCCGTTAGCCACGCGTCGCGTACCCACGCTTTGCGGCACCGGCACCAGCGGCACCGGACGAAAATCGTTCGCGCCGAGCGTCGCGCCGCACTGCCCGCAGATCGTCCCGGTCAGAAAAGATTTCGCCGCCCCCGAGTCCCTTCCCCCCGCCGACCCCTGCCCCGCGTTGTCATTCTGAGGGCCGCTCCGCAGGCCCGAAGAATCCCTCTGTCGGTTTTGCTCTGCATTTGTAGCCCAGGGTGCCCCGACGCCTTGGGTCGGTGGCCCTGGGGATTTCTCCTGCGCATTTGCGCTCGTTGAATCGTCGCCGGCTTCGCTCTCCGCCCCGCACTTCGGGCACACATACGCATCTCGGCCGAGCCGAACCCACCGTTCTTCGAGCATCAGCTCGTCGCGCCACCCGAACCGCTGCCCATCCGCAACGTACCGCACATACCCGCCGATTTTCCCATCGGTCCAAAGATAAAATCCCACCCCGGTGAGCAACTGCTGCACGCGATTGTTTTGCTCGATCAGCTCCGCCACTTGCGAAGCGGCCTTGGCCGTCTCGATATCGGCTTCGCTCAGCGTGGATTGCGGATAAAAACGCGTGGCCGGCACATCCTGGCTGATCACTGACACAAACGACAGCCCGAACGCCTGATACAAATTCGTGACGAACTGGAAGCGCGGCATCTCCTCGAGCGCCGAATCGTCATAAATTTTTGCTTCCCACGGCAGGTGCCAATTCATGTCCTGCGGATTCCACCAGGCATATTGCAGCCCCTGCCAGAAAAGCCGCGCCTGGCGAATACGCCGGATCTCGTGCCGCCGCGCCACGATTCCTTCCTGCCGAAACTGCGCCACGAGCTCGCGTAACGCGTTCACCAACCGCGGCGCGGCTTGCTCCAGGCGTTCGTTATTCGGGCCGAGTTCTTGCGTCTGCGGATCGTTCTGCGAATCGAGCCCGAGCGAAATCCCGCCGCCAAGCTGCACCGACTGCGTCGGCGCATTGCCGTCGGCCTCGACGGCCGCACCCCGCTGCGTATCTTTCAGTATCGCGTTTCCACTCGTGCTCATTTGCCCTCATCGCGCGCCCGCGCTTCTCGCCCCGCCGCAATCTCTCGCGCTGCAGCAATCTGCGACCACGACCGTCGCCGTATCGGTGCGATCTGCGCCGGATGCACGGGCGGCGTTTCGATCGGCGGCACCCCGGCCGTGCCCAGCAGCGAATTCAGCATCGCGCGATTCTCGGCGCGCAGGCGTTCGATCTCCCCGCGCTCGCGCGCGATCTCAGCTTCGAGCAGCCGCACGTAGCGGCTGCGTATTCCCTGCCGCAATCGCCCGAGCCAATCCATGATTTTGTCGAACATTAAAAACGTCCCTCCGCCAACGCGCCTGCCGTGGTCTCAGCGCCCATGCCGCATTGGCAGCAGCGGAGCGCGTGTCCCTCGGCGCTCCTCCGCCACATATTTCTGGGTCCAGATGGCCCGCGAAGTCGGATCGACCGCGCTGATGCGCTCGGCCACGCGCTGCTCGATAGGCGCTCGCGCCGAAGCCAGCCGCGACTTGAGTCCATAGCGCGCGCTATCTGCCGGATCGTCTCCGTCCATTTTCTGCACGTCTTCCACGTTCGCCGGGTCGCGTATCAGCGTCGGCAAACACTCGACGAGACGCGTGCAATGATCCGCGATCAGCCATTGCCCCGCCTGCAGCATCTGGTACATCAACATCCAGCCGCCGATGCGATCGCTATCTGCGGGAATCGGCCTGGGCAGCCCGTTCTCCGCCAGCACATGGCCCAACTGGTCGGCGATCGTCGAATCCGACGTGTGCTGTGCAAACGCATCCGGCGAGAGAAAGATGTCCGCAATCTTCTCTCCGGCTGTGCAGCGCTCGATGATGCCCATGGCCAGCATCTTCGGCGAGAGGTGATTCTGCACAAACTCGCGATAGGTGATCACCGTGCCACCCGGACGCGCCGCGTGCCAATAAACCGCGCTCGGATGCTCGTAGCCCCAATCTATGGAGATCCATCTCGGCCACCACGCCTGCAAACCGAGTTGTTCGGCCCGCGCCGTATGCCGTCGCACATCGAAAAGATCGAAATACTGTCCCGCGAAGACGTTCCAATCGCCTTGGAGAAACGCCTGCCGCAGGTGCCGCGGCAGCGCGTCCAGCGTCTTCAGATAATCCGCGTCATCTCTATAGAGCGGGTTATCCGCAATGGTCGCGCGAATGAACGCGTAGTCGTCCGGATCGTATTGCCCCGGACGGTCCATCCCCGGCGCCGGCCGCTGATCCACCCACAGCGCCTTCACCCAGGCGTGGCCGACGTTGCCGGGATTGGTCGCGCCGGCCATAGTCGGAGTCGTTCCGGCAACCGCGCAACGATTGCGGCTGGTGAGAAATTGCCACTGGCCCAGCGTGAAAAGCGTCAGCTCGTCGATGCCGATAAAAAGAAATTCCGCGCCCTGATATTGGTAGACGTCGTTCTCGCCCGCGGAATAGCCGAACCGTGTGGTCGAACCGTTGTGCCACGTGATGACGTGCTTCGCCTCGTTGTAGCTCTCGTACATCCAGGGCGGCACATCGCGCCGAAAATACGTGATCAGTGAAGCTTCGAGTTCCGGAAACGTGCGCCGCAGCAGCAGCGTATCGACGCGAGGCCATTTGTTCGCCTGGCGTATCGCCTCCCACAAGAGCGCTTTCGTTTTGCCCGGACCCGCGGCGCCGCCAAACAGCCGGTATTTCGCGCCGCAGGAATGAAACTCTCTTTGTCGCGGGAAGGGCGCGTATAAACTGGAAGCTCTTACCGCCGGAACTTCGCTTTCGTCCGCTTTCTCCTCGTTCCCCAACGGCTTCCGCTTGCGGCCAAATGGCCACACTTACGTCAGGCTGCTCGCAGCTTCTTGCCAACGGCGTATGCCGCAGTCCCGCCAAGCAGCAGCGCGCCAATCGCGTAGTGCTGCACGCTGATGATCACTCCGGCGGCAAAGGCGAGCACTCCCGCCAGTTCCACGATTTCGCCAATTTTCTGTTTGCTCAGTGCGCTCACTTCTCGCCTCCTTCTAATTTCTCCAGCTCCGGATCCTGCGGCTCATACGGCGGCCCCGGAATATCCCAGATAATGCGCGGCGGCCTGCTATGCGCTTCCCCGCCGTGTTCTCCGAACGTCCAATTGGCGAACGTCTGCAGCGATTTCAGTCGCGTCGGCGCGTTGCGGTCGTCGTTGTTCTTATCGAGCAGTTCCGCCCCGACGATCGCCGGATGTCTTATGTTGAAGATAGACTGGCCCAATTCGCGATGGCTCTGCGGCATCGGCAGCTCTTTTGCCGACGCTAACCGCATTTCGCTGCCGCCATCTTCTGCGTTACTGTCGAGTTGCTGCTCGCCTCTGTTGCTCTCGTCGCCTTGAATCCGCTTTTTGCGCATCCGCTCTTCTCGGCTAGTTTTTCTTAACGATTTTTCTGCATACCAAAACGCGCGGCCTCTTCGGTCGCCCCGATGATTCATAGCGAAGAACGATTGCCTGCGCGAGCTCCGCCGCCTTTGCCAGCGGATCGCCTGCCGGAATTCCCTTCACAGCGCTCAGATCTCCAAGCTGATTCATCACGGTATTTGCTGGATCACGTTCCTCAGTGCGGCAACATACCTTTGCACTTCATACAAGCGTCCAATGTCACTCGGATGGATGCCATCAGAAGCCGTGTAGGCATCGGAATTGCCCGTGCCGTTAGGCGCAGTGTTGTGCCCGGTGCCGGTCATCCATGCTTGAACCGGATCGTTCGCAATGGGGATGAAATAGGTGTTCGCATCGCTGAAATTCGCGACGGCAGTTTTTATGTCGTTTTCCGTGGAGAGCAGACCGGCGCTTGGCCCAGTGGCGTCAGGCCATATTCCGAAAACTATGATTGGAACGGATGAGTAAGCGTTTCTGACGTTGCGGAAAGCGGCCAGAGCATTCGCCTGTTCGGTCGCGCTGGCCGTGCCCACATCGTTGACGCTGCCGCAGAATACGACCAAATCAGGAGCGTTTCCGGGCACCATATTTGCGGCAGTTCCGGCGAACGTGTAGTTGCTTCCGCCGTTCTGCGCTGTATAGCCAACACCCCCCTGGCTCGAATCCCACACATCGCTCCAGCCCATGTATAGGCCAACTTGCCGAGGAGTATCCGCATCCGCGATGGCCGGGGCGTTTGCCCCTCCCGATGCGATGCTGTCGCCAATCCAAAGAACGCGCATACGATCTTTCGCCGGCGGTGCCCAGGCTTCTTCGGTCGGCGCGATGCTGATGCCGCCAAAAGTGGTGTTCGGCGCCTGCAGAGAAAACGTGATTGTTCGTGGTTTCCTGCCGCCCGCATTCGTGAAGTCGATCAGGTTGTAGGAGGGATTCCCGCCCGTGCCGTCCTTGTAACCGCTCGCCGTGACGTACTGGCCATCGATGATGAACCGAACGACTTGCGTGCCGCCGAAGACCTTGATCGCCACCTCGTTCGCATCCGTCATGAAGGTTACAGCGGCCGACGGGCCGCCCTTCGTGCTGCCCACCGTCAGCAAGCTATAGAAGCTGTACGAACCGAAGCCGTCGACGTAAGGAATCCCGCCGGTGAAATAAAATGGGGACGGGTTCGCATTCATGGCGATGTTTTGAGTGAGCGCCCCCAGCACGCTGGCCGATTGCGAAATCACCGGCTGATTCGGCGCCGCCGCCGATGGTGTCGAGAAGCCGTAGTAAAACCATGTGACCGTGTTGTCTGTGATCGGAGCAAAACCCTGCCCGGTGGGCCCGCCGGACGCAGCAGAAGTTCCCGCCACGCTGCAAACGTATTGATATCCGCCGTTGACGACCACCTGCCCCTGCACGTATGCGGTGTTGGCAACCCATGCCGGCGCAGGACCGAGAGGAGTGTTGATAAGAGGATTGTTTGTCTGCGCAGCCGCGGCAAGCTTCCGTAACTTCGTCCCGAGGGTGTTTGGGAAAGCTCCCGCGCCAGTGCTGCTGGACGCGCCGGCCTGGCCGAAGACGCGAGGAGCGAAAAACAGCAGCGATATGATCGCAGCTACAAGAACTTTTTTCATTGCGCGCATCGTCCCCATCCCTGGAGTCTCCGCCCTTTTTCTATAGACGCCTGATGTCCGCGGTGACGTTCACTGCATTCGTGCGGCTCCGCATCAGAAGCCGCACGAATGTTGCTAGCACAGTCGATCCGTCGTAGTGAAACGTTTGGTTCGTGGCGTCGACTACGGTGACGTTTCCGTTTAGGCAGGTCTGATATTGCGCATCCACGTCAACATCGCTCACCTGCACGTCGACCTCGAATGCCCCCGGTGCACCAGAAAAGAATCCGGTCACCGAGAATCCGCCCGGGCCGCCTTCCTTCACGCCCAGTGCGACTCTCTGACTGGCAGCCCCGCCGCCAGTTCCGGGTGCCGGTTGCTCCGCACTCCACACTTGCGCGAAGTCACCCGGCCAGATCGCATTCGGTGGCAAAGCATTGCTATATGCGGGCATAAGCTGCTCCGATCCTCAAGCTGAACGCGCGTGCGCCAATTGCACGCGCGTCGAGAAGTTAATGCACCCAGCGCCGGTGTCCCCGGTTCTTCGCCGCGAACGTCTACCCACAGGATGAGCTTCGCGGTGTAAACAAGTCGCCCGGCGCGTTAAAAAAGTCCTGAAAATAAAAAGGGCCGCCAGTACATCGGCGGCCCTTTGAGACGATATCCTTGAGTTGTAACACGCGAAAAAGATTTGGCTATCCAGCCGTCTTTCGCGCCTAAAACATTCCCGGAAAAGAAAAACGCCCGGCAGATTCCTCCGGGCGCACTTTCTTACAAGAGAGAGTATACCACGGCCGTCAAATATTTCCGCTCAACGAAATGTCGAGTTCGGAAATCTGCATTATTGCTGCCCAGTTTTCGAGCTTACCAATTGCCAATCGCGCAAGCAGGTTGCGCCTTTTCGCGCCTTACAAAGTCAACTCGCGCTACACTCTACTTGGCACATTCAGATGCGAGCGACCGCTTCCGTCCGCGCCACGCTTCCGTTTCGCTTCATCGAGCATCCCTTCGATAAGCGGCACGGTCTCGACACGGCCGGATATCTCAGCAAGCGCGATCTCATCACCGGCCATCCGCACGACGCGTACCTCACCGGTTACTCCGCCGTCGCGCCTTCGGTTTTCCGCCAGATGTGCCGCCGCTGGATCGATACGCTCGCAGCGCGCCGTCGCGTGCAAGCTTTTAGCTTTATCGA